TGATCGGTTGAAGCGTGACGGCTTCAATGTGGCAGCTTTGTCTAACTATGGACTTGAGGGTGTTGTTGGTTCTTACGAGTCACCATCGGGGTCTGTGCCACATTATCCTCGTGGTGTTGACCTTTACAGTAATGATGTTGTTGGTGTGCATCACAAACATTTCAGTAATCAGTTCCCTGACGAGAAGCATTTGCTTATCACTCTTTATGATGTGTGGGTTTTGAAAGCGAAAGTGTTTGATGAAATGCCTGTGGCTTCTTGGACTCCGCTTGACCATGTGACTATGCCACCTTTGGTTGAACAGTTTTTGCGGAAACCGAATGTGTTGCCTATTTCGATGTCACCTCATGGTCAACGGCAAATGGATGCTAAAGGCATTGAGAACACTTACATTCCGCATGGCATTGATACTAATGTGTTCAAACCGACTGACATGGTTGGTGGGCATAAGGGTTCAGACTTTTTGCAAGTCAATGACAGGTTTGTTGTTGGCATGGTTGCAGCTAATAAGGCTTCGGGTTTGGTTCACCGCAAAGCGTTCGGTGAGAACCTATTAGCGTTTAGTTTGTTTCAGCAGAAGTATCCTGACACGATGCTGTATTTACACACCGATCCTGTTGGCACTCAGGGTGGTTGGAACTTGATGCCGTTGCTGTCGGCTTTGGGTATCAAACCTGAGAGTGTGACTTTCCCTAACCCGATTGATTACAAGTATGGGATTGGGCAGAAAGACTTGGCTGGCCTTTACTCACAGATTGATGTGTTGTTGGCCGCCGGTTATGGGGAAGGGTTTGGCGTTCCGACACTAGAGGCACAGGCAGCAGGAACGAGAGTGATCGGTTCTAATTGGGCTGCTACACCTGATTTGTTGTCTGAGGATTGCTGGTTAGTTGAGGGTCAGTTGACTTGGGATGCTGGTCAGAACGCTTTTTGGCAAGTTCCGCAAGTTATGAGTATTGTTTCGGCTCTTGAGGAAGCGTATAACGCTGGTAAGGGTCGTTCGGAAAAAAGCATTGAGTTTGCTAAACAGTTCGATGTTGAAAAGGTTTGGGAAAACGCTTGGTTGCCGTTCCTGAAAAAGACTGTCAAATAGACCTTGTAGTAATTGGCTCATCGCTAGGCAGAGAGAATTGGCTCGCAGACTGCTCGGCTTCAATCAAGCGTGACCACATCGCTATTGTTAGTTTTGGCTTTGAGCTTGCCAAGATTGGCTGGGTTATGGATAACACCAACGCTAATAGATTCTTGTTTCTGCAAGACTCTTGGCTAATCAAGGATGAGGCTTTTTGGGACTTACTTGATGACACTACAGGCTCAGTTGCCATAACAGCCGATCCTTACTTCTTTGGCTGTTACGCAGGTGTCTATGAGCGTTCGGTCATTGAGCAGATAGGTGTTTTAATAGTCACCGATAAGCGTGATGCCATAGAAAAAGAAATCTCTTGGCACAAGCGTTATGTTGAGGTAGCCGGTGAACCTATGGTGCTGTTTCCTGAACTGACCGATGCAAACGCAACAAGACAAGTCGAAAGACATGGCAGGATAAACTTGTTGCTAGAGAATGACTATTTGGCTAAATATAAAGGGACTTGGTGCTAAATGCTTGAGAACCTAATCGTTCCCGTCTTGAACCGCTATGACTTGCTTCAAAGGATGCTTGACAGCGTGGATGTGCGAGTTGACCATTTGCTAGTTATTGACAATGGTGCTTCAGTTATGGCACAGCCACTAGAACTAAGGGTTGGGGATAACTTTGTGAAAGTCACACACTTACGGATGCCAGCGAATCTGGGTGTTGCTGGTTCTTGGAACTTAGGCATCAAGTCTTTTCCTTATGCTCAAAGATTCTTTATAGCCAGCAACGATGTTGTCTTTGCGCCTGGTGCATTGGCTAAGTTGTCAGAAGCCAAGAGAGATGAGATAACCCTCACAGCTTCAGCACCATTCTGGCAAGCCTTTGCTCTGGGTGACGAAGCTGTAAGCAGTCTAGGTTTGTTTGATGAGTGTGGATTCTTTCCTGCTTACTTTGAGGACAATGACTACATGAGGCGAGCCGAGTTTGTTGGTGTGAATGTTCGCAGACTTGACCTTGACCTAAGACATGACAATAGTTCGACTATCAAGGCTGGGTATCAAGAAAAGAACAGCAAAACTTTCTTTGCCAATCAAAGATTGTATGAGGCTAAGATTGCCCGTAACGATTACAGCGCAGGTGTTTATTCATTAGACATAAGACGAGAGAACGGCTGGGAATGAACTTAGTTTATACAGGTGGGACTTTTGATTTGTTCCACAGCGGCCATGTTGCTTTTCTGGAACGCTGTGCAGCTCTCGGTGAAGTTGTTGTGGCTTTGAATACTGACGAGTTCATCGAAGCGTATAAGGGCAAGCCACCGGTGATGACTTATGCGGAGCGTGAGAAGGTTCTGCTGTCTTGCAAGTTTGTGACCGCTGTAATACCTAACTGGGGTGGTGCTGACAGCAAGATCAGTATTGAACTTGTCAAACCTGACTTGGTAGTTATCGGATCTGACTGGGCTAGGCGTGACTACTACACGCAAATGAGTTTCACACAAGACTGGTTAGATAATCGTGGGATTGGTTTGTGTTACATTCCCTACACTCAGGGCGTTTCAAGCACCGACATCAAACAGCGTATCCAATGGCGAGTAAAATAGTCTTAGGTGGTGTAAATGGCTCTCTCTAATGTTTACTGTTCTTTGGCGGATGTCAAAGCTAGTTTGCGTATCGTTGACGGTATTGACGATGCTATTATTGAACGCGCTATTGAGTCTGCAACCGACACAATCAGTCTTTACTGTGATCGTAGTTTCCTTTCTACTACTGGGACACGCATTTTTGCCCCAGACAACGACGACACCGTGCAAATTGACGATTTAGTGTCTGTTACTTCAGTAAAAATCAGTTCTAAAGCCGATGGTGTGTTCGATATCACGCTAAATGCGTCAGATTATCAACTTGAGCCGTTGAATGGTTACGTTTCCGGCATTAGTGGTTGGCCAGCAACCGCTATTCGTGCTGTTGGCAGCTACACTTGGCCTTATCTACCTGGTAGGGCTACTGTGCAGGTTGTTGGCACTTGTGGTTGGTCGTCTGTGCCACGAAATGTGCGTCAGGCAACTATTCTGCAATCTAACCGTGTTTTTAAACGCAACGATAGCCCTATGGGTGTTATTTCGTCACCTGATTTGGGTTACATTCGTGTCGGTTCTAAACTTGACCCTGATGTTGCTCAACTTCTTGAGGGTTACAGACTTATGAGAGCTTACCTGTAATGGCTGATATCGCCAAAATCCGTGAGGGTATCGAAAAGAACCTTGCAACTGTTCTGAACTTGCGTTCTGCACCTGTTATTCCTGCAAATGTGAATCCACCTTACGCAATTGTTGGTTTGGAAAGCATTGACTATCACAGGGCGTTCAAAGATGGTTTATCAACTTACAGTTTTACTGTGACGGTTGTTGTTGGTCAGCAAAGTGAACGCACCGCACAAAACAAACTTGACCTCTACTGCTCACCTACCTCTGACAGTAGTATCAAGGTTGCGATAGAATCAGATAAGACACTAAATGGATCGGCTTACGATGTGTTTGTGTCTGGGATGAGAAACTACGGCTCTATCACAATTTCAGAAAACACTTACCTGGCTGCCGAGTTTGACTTGACAGTTCAGGCTAACTAACAGGAGTATATCTTGGCTAAATATGTAATGACCAACACTAAGGTCACTATCAATGGCACAGACTTCAGTTCAGCTCTGAACTCGGTTGAACTGGCTTTGACCTCTAACGAAGTTGACACCACTAGCTTTGGTTCGGGTGGTTGGACTGCGACTGCTGCTGGTCTAAAGTCTGCAAGCCTCACCCTGAACTGGATGCAGGACTTTGCTGCTGGTTCAGTAAACGCTGTGCTTCAACCTTTGTTTAACACTAACGCAACCGTTGTTGTCATTCCTACTAGCGGTTCGGTTTCAGCAACCAATCCCAGCTGGAGTGGTCAATTTTTGGTGTCACAATATAGCCCAGTCGCAGGTGCAGTGGGCGACCTAGCCGTGTTCAGCACGACTTGGAACTCTGACGGCGCAATCACCTACGCAACCGCATAAGGACAAAAGTGAAAATTAATCTACGCATAGAGTTCCACGATGGCACTTTCAAAGATGTTGTTTGTTCGGCTTCAGATTTTGTGA